AGTTTCTTAAATGAATATAAAGTATTTAGTTTAGACATTGGTGCTATGCTTGCTGGGTCAAAGTACCGTGGCGATTTTGAAGAACGTTTTAAATTAGTGCTTGCTGCCCTTACTAAACAGGGTAAAACTATTATGTTTGTTGATGAAGCACACATGATGAGCGGCGCTGGTGCAGGAGGCAGTGGCAACTCAAACGATCTAGCTAACATGCTAAAGCCTGCACTTACTAAAGGTGACTTAAAAGTTGTTGCATCTACTACTTGGGAAGAGTATCGTAAATACTTCGAAAAGGATCGTGCATTGATGCGCCGTTTCCAACGTGTTGTAATCGGAGAACCGAGTTCTAAAACAACTAAAGAAATCTTACAAGGTATTAAGAAGTACTACGAAGAATATCATGCAACAGAAATTACCGACGAAGCACTTGATGCAGCAATTAAACTAAGTGTAAAATATCAAAGTGATAAGAAACTGCCTGATAAAGCAATTGATTTGATTGATGTTGCGTGTAGTCGCTTTAAAGTTAATGATCAAACGGAAAATAAAGTTGTTACTGAGTCAAGTATTCAATTCGAACTTAGTAAAATGTTAAACATTCCTGCTGAACAAGTTGCCGAGCGTGAAACAGAAAATCTACAACACTTAGAAGAAAATCTTAAGAAAGTTGTATATGGACAAGATAATGCTATTGAAGGTATTGTTGATAAGATTCTTGTTAGTCAAGCAGGACTTAAACCAGACGATAAGCCAGTTGGTAGTTTTGTGTTTATGGGTCCAACAGGTACAGGTAAAACTGAAACTGCTAAACAACTAGCAAGTAACTTAGGTGTTAAACTTGTTCGTTTTGATATGAGTGAATATATGGAGAAGCACAGTGTTGCAAAACTTATTGGGTCTCCTCCAGGTTATGTCGGTCACGAAGAAACAAGTGGTATATTAATCGAAAAGCTACAAGAATCACCTAACTGTGTATTACTATTAGATGAAATTGAAAAAGCACATCCAGATGTTTCACAAATCTTGTTACAAGTTATGGACAATGGCAAAATTACAAGTTCAAATGGTAAAGAAGCAGACGCACGAAATTGCATTTTGATTCTTACTACTAACTTAGGCGCTAAACAAGCTGAAAAGAATACTATTGGATTTGGTGATACTGTTGAAAACGATTACGAAGATAAAGAACTGAAGAAGTTTTTTGCTCCGGAATTCCGTAACAGACTAGATGGAACTATTACATTTGCAAGTTTGAGTAAAGAAGTAATGATGAAAATTGTTGGCAAGTTCCTTCTTGAACTTAAAAACATGGTCAAAGACAAAAACATCGATATTACTGTTACCGACGAAACACTTGATTATCTAGTTGAAAAAGGGTTCGACAAAAAGATGGGTGCAAGACCATTGCAGCGTGTTATTGACAAAGATATTAAACGTCCATTGTCAAGACAGATATTATTTGGTGACCTAAAAGAAGGTGGCAAAATTAATATTAACTTAAAAGACGGTGATATAGTAATAGAAGTACAATCTAATGAACAAACTGAAACTGTTTGAAACTAAAAAACTTCACTATGGAAAGTATCTATATAAACTTTCGTTACATAATGCTTTTGCTCCGTCTTTTAGGACAGAATTCCAGAAGCATAATAAACTTTCTCTTGCAAGGAAAAAGTTAGACGAAACACAAGAATTGTATGATAAAGGGGAACCCCTTTATCGTACAGTTTTCCGTAGCCAAGTACCGATAGATCCTGAAGAATTTCTTGATGCAAAAAGATTATACGAGCATTTGATGGATAATGACGACTATAAGATACGAGTTGAACGCTACAATGGGCTTTGTTTATATTCCAATGACAAAGACTTTCTTATAGATTTATCAGATAAATTATCTTATAGTGCAAGACAGTTTTGGGAGCCTAATACTGATAATATAGAATACTTGCTTACAGAAGAAAATGTTGTAATTGTTGATAAGGAGCCCGAGTTTCAATACAAAGTTACATTCAATGCTAAAAATGTAAATTCTGGATTCGGTAAATGGTTAGAAGCTAATACAGATAAGAGCAGAGTTGGTAGATATACTTTAGAAAATATATTTAATGGTTATGCTAACAACAGTTATATCTATATTCGAGATAAAAAAGTATTAACTATGATAGAAATTATAGTAGGACATAATATAAGAAAAGTCGAAGAATTAATATACAAGCCTAATATTGATAAATAGTTGTATGAGCACAAGTACAACTATATTATCAAATACTACTCATCCTGGAGACAGCACACAAGAAAGTGTTGCAGGTGAAAAGTTTAAAGGCGACGGATACTACGGGCGTAGTGACGGTTTGCATACCATTCAATATACCTTTTCGGGACTAACTGGTACAATTACTATCCAGGCATCATTAGAAGATGATCCTAGTAGTGCAGATTGGTTTGATGTGCATAGTTACACCGCAGACAATGAAACAGCAAGTAAAATTGCAAACTTTATTGGAAATTATGTCTGGATAAGAGCGAATATTAACTACACAGACGGCACAGTAGATTCGATAGTATTAAACAATTAAGGTATAATGATGGAACATTTCGTAAGAGTAATAATGGAAAAGCAAGAGAATGCACAGCCATTGGACGAAAGCATATTTGCAAAACAAAATATCTATGAAACTGGTCAAGAGACTACAGTTTATGAAATGGCACTTCCACGTTTGTTAGACGAAGATGAAGCTGATGAGTATGCACAGCGTTTAGCAGACTTTATGTTTGAACAAGGCTATGAAGACTTTGATATCGAAATAAGCACAGACGATGACCTAGCAGAAGACGAAATCACATACGAAAACGATGACGAGTTTTTTGAAGACTACGGTGTTATGTGGTTTAATGAAGATGACTTAGTCGATGAAGCTGAGTATCAAGGCCGTAAAGTAAAGCTTGGTAAGCCCATGCAGGGCGATACTAAAAAGTTTAAAGTCTATGTTAAGAATCCCAAAGGTAATGTAGTTAAAGTTAATTTTGGCGATCCGAATTCAAGAATTAAAAAATCAAATCCGGCAAGACGTAGAAGTTTTCGTGCAAGACACAACTGCGATAATCCCGGACCGCGTCATAAGGCAAGATATTGGAGTTGTAGAAAATGGTAGAAAAGAAATCGCCTGCACAAGAAATAAGAGATCTAGGCAATCTTTTAGCTCAGATAAACGGTTTAGATAACGTTGAAACACCTGAGCAACAGCCAGATAATGATACACTTGTATTAGCATCTAACCCATACGGTTCGTCGTATGAAGACTTATTAGCAGCTAAAGAGAAATAACATGCGTATCGATGAATTTTCACAACCAATAGATGACACATTGCCGTTTGATGTAGTAGATGATCTTGCTATTTTCATGCGTAATGACCCAATGTTTTATCGTAAAAACTTTTTTCCTGCTATTATGGATATGAAAGACTGTAATGATAACGGTTCAAAATACAATGCGCCGAAAAAGCTAATGCCTATTATTAATAAAGCAACAGAATCTTATTGCAAAAATTTTAAAATTGATAAACGTCCTGAACAATTACTTTCTGATGAAGAAAAGAAAACACTTTTAAACAAAATATACTCAGAGGAAATGACTAATATACGCAAAGGAGCATACTAATGCGTTTTAACGAGTTTCGAAGAATTACAGAAGCTAAGAAACTCGGTCGAGCCTTTAATCATTTAGAGGATCTAGTATTCTTTCATGGCACTAAAGGTGTTCTTGAAGCATTACAGCATTTAAGAGAATTAGCATCAGACAGCGGAAGTAGTAGTATAAGAATGAAATGGGACGGCAATCCGCAAATATATTGGGGAAGAGAAAGTGCCGGAGGTCCATTAGTATTAGCAGGTCACAATCAGTGGAGCAGAGGTGTAGTTGCAACTACACCAGATGAAGTAGAAGACTTCATAGCAAACAAAAGTGGTAAGCCTGGTACTCCAGAACAAATGAAGCAGCGTAAAGAGTTTGCAAAAGAATTTGCTAGTCTTTATCCGTTATTTGATCGTGCTACGCCAAAAGATTTCGAAGGCTTTGTTTATGCAGACGGACTATTTTTATCAACTCCAGAATTAAAAGACGGAGTATATACATTCTGTCCTAACCCAAAGTCACAGACTTGCTATCATGTTAAAGCAGATAGTGATCTAGGCAAACGTATTAAACAAGCAAAAGTGATGGTTGTAGGCCATGCATTTTTTCCAGAGTTTGGAATGGATGATAGTTCGCAACAACCTAAAAATGAATTTAGTGAGTTTGATAGCAATCCTGATTTAATAGTATTAGGACCAGTATATAACAAAACACCTGTTAAGGTTGATACATCTAAACTAGATAGTTTAGAAAGATTTGCCAAAGCAAATGCAGGTATTGTCGATGAGTTCTTAAAAGAAGTAAAAGGTCTTAGTGATCTAAAGAACATCATTTATACATATGTAAATCAGACAGCAAAAGCAAAACAACTTGACGATTTAAGCGAAACGCATTTCTTTCAATGGTTAAAGAATAGTAAAGTTAGTCAGAATAAACAGAATAAAATTTACGAATTAAATCAAACTGCTAAAGGTGCATTGGATAAAATATTCACACTTGTAAAAGAAATACAATCTGTAAAAGATTCTGTAATTGATCAAGTCGAAGGCGAACAAGGCGACATATGGGACACCAATGGCGAAGGCAGAGTTAGATATGCTGACCAGAATAAGCAGTTTGGTAATGTTAAACTTGTTCCAAGAAAGAGATGGACGCCAGGATGAAACTAAGACAACTTTTTGAAGCAACCGAAACTGTAGGTATTATTTTTGGCAGATTTAACCCACCTCATCAAGGGCATAAAGCAGCATGGGAAGAAGCAGCAAAAAATACTCATTGGTACGTTGGTACAAATAAAAGCACAATTGGTCCTAAAGATCCACTTCCGTTTGATGTAAAGATACAAGCGATGGAAACTATTTGGCCTGAAATAAAAGGACATATTATTCCTGAGCAAACTTGGTGGAGTTTAGCAGCAGCAGTATATAAAAAGCATGGTGAAATTAATTTAAAAATTATTACCGACGAAACAGATGCAAAAGTATTTGTTCCTGGATTGCAAAAATCAAATGGAGTAGAAAGCAAGCACGGTTACTTTAAATTTAAAAGCATTGAATGGCAACAAGCACCTCGTGTATCAAGTGCTACTGAATTAAGAGCAGCAGTTGCAAATGATGATCCTAAAAAATTTGCAAAAGCAGCAGGCGTACCTGCGGATACTAAAGTTGCAGGAGAACCTTTCTTTGACTTAGTAAAATATTACCTCGGACAGCAAACTAAAAAAGAATCAAGCGTAGGTAGAGAATTTGAACATATGGAAGATGTTTCACCTGATGAAGAAAACGAGTTTCATGTTGCTCTAGACAAACTTGTTCATAAGTATTTTGGTCATAGTTCAGACGAAAAGAAAAAGAAAAAATCTAAAGAAGTAGATGAAATTTGGGGCTTTGCAAGACAAAGTAATAAACGTAGCACTTATAAGAAGAAAAAAGAAGAGCCTATTGAACCTAGTGTGCAAGATCGTATTGCAGCAAGACGCAAGGCAGCAGCAAAAGGCGATAAAGACGCTTGGGCTAGTAAAAAAGAAATACCGACCGACGAAGCAGAACTTAATGAAGCAATACCTGTAGCAGTGTTATGGATTATTAAATGGGCTATTAGATATGGTGCCTGGCCAGTACTAAAATGGTTACTAAAAAAACATGGTGGTAAAATCATCGGTGGTGCAGCAGCAGCATACTATATCGATCAAGGCTGGGACTGGGTTAAGGACAAGATAGGTGCTGAATATGCACAGATGCTTATTGATAACAAATTTGAAATCGCCGCAGCCGTTGCACTTATAATAGGTGCAGTTGTTCTTAAAAAGTATATAGAAAAACAAGGCGAAAAACTTGTTAGTGCAAACGAATCGTTAATTGCGAGATCGTAATGGACGAACTAGAACGCATTAAGAAACTTGCAGGTGTAAATGAGTTTCAAGGTTATACTGAATATACTCTTGAAAATATCAGTGATGCCGCTAATGCAAATGCAAAGAAAATGCGTGATAAAAATATTAAGCCCGGTGATAAAGAATGGTTCGAACTTTGGTTTAGTCAGCCTAAAATGATGAATCAAAACATGCCACGTGGATTTAGAGGTCGTAAAAAATGAGACAGTGGTTTTATAAAATTTGGCGCAGTTGGAACCCGTGGTACTTACTTGAAGTAGATCATCGAGGAAAGCCTCGAAGATTCATTGTAAAAGATTTTAAAAAGAAAACACCAAAGCATATCAAAGGTATTAATAGTGACGGTGAATGGTTTGAAATTAAAAGCGAACAACCTATGGATTATTTTATAGAAGAATATAAGGCTGATTTAAAATGAAATTAAATGACTTACTAGAAGATGGTCGTATTGTCAAAGGTGTTAATACTACTGTTGATGTTGGTAAAGATGAAATAAAAATTCAATCAGCTAAATTTGGAAACACTGTTGATAAAGACGGTTTTCCTCCTATACTAAGCAAAAAAGTTAAAGGCAAATCAACTAATGTATTATTTAACTTAGGACTTGCTGAAGGTTATAAATTACAATTAGAACGTGATAAGCAGATGCTTGTCTTAAATATTACTAATACTAAAACAGGACAGCGTACAGAAGTACGTGGCAAACCTGGTTACGAAACAGGCAACTATGATCCCGATGACGACTTACACCAATTGTTAGACACTATCGGAAAAAGTGCAGATATTTCACAGCTAATGAATGGCGAGCCTGTAGGAATTAATCCTAAACATCCAGACGGTACTAAAGCAAAGGCTGCTACTGATAAGGCATATAGCGAAGCACGTTATACAGCATATGAGTGGGCTTGTATAGAAGGCGGGCACGATTTAAATGATCTAAAAGAAAGTAATTCTAAGCCAAGAAAGTCTAGTGATTTATTTGCCCAAATGGAAAACTTTGCTGACGACGAAGAGATTTTAAAGGCTAAAGTTTTAAAGGCTAAAGAACGCACAAAAGAACTTTATGCTGTACAAAAAGCAATAGACGATATTTATGATGATCCTAATTGGAGGGAAAGAAGAGACGAACTTAAAAAGTTAATGCGCAGAGAATCAGAATTAGAAATAGGTCTTGTTCGTCCTGGTAATACGCATCGATATGATCACGATAGTTTAGGTAGAAAAATTAGCGACCCTAAAAATTATAGGGAAAACTTTGCTGATGGTAAGAAAAAAGGCAAAAGCAGACCTGGCAGAGTAAAGAAGTCAGGTGCGAGTTGCAATGGATCAGTTACAGCACTACGCAAACGTGCTAAGAACGCAAGCGGTGAGAAGGCTAAAATGTATCACTGGTGTGCAAATATGAAGTCAGGTAAGAAAAAGAAATGAAGATTAACGAACTCATGGCTCAACCAAATGACATGGATCATATGATCGAACGTGTGGCTGTGATTGCGGGTATCTGTAACAAAATGGGCAACAAACCGTTGATGTACCGTCAAGTAAAAGATGTTTTCAACAATGCTTATAAATTTGTGGTTAAAGTAACTCCTGAAGAAAATAGAGAAGCACACG